ATGGTCATTAACCAGCCGAATCAGGTCATTGGCGCGCAGATGGTCGACGCCTCGACGGGTGCCGCCTATGTGGGAGCGGTCGCCGTCTACGTCACGATTGACGGAGGCATCCAGGCACCGGGGACGACCGGCGCGGCGACGGCGGAAGGCCACGGCTATTACAGCTACCGGCCCTCGCAAGCCGAGACGAATGGCGCCCTCATCGGCTATACGTTCATTGGCACCGGCGCCGTGCCGGCGACGATTCAAGTCGCCCCGGTGGCCGCCACGTCGCCCATCACGGGCTTTGCCCTGGCGTTTACGGTGCGGGCGCTCATCACGGATGCGCTCGTGGAGATCGGCGTGCTGGAGCCAGGCGAGCAGGCGAATGCCGGGCAGATTGCGCTGGGGCTGCGGCGCGTCCAGACGATGATTGACACGTGGGCGGCTGATCGGCTGACGCTGTCGCTCCAGTTGCAGACGACGTTTACGTGGCCAGCGTCGACCTCCAGCGTGCAGGTCGGGCCTGGGCAGACGGTCGACATGGTGCGGCCGATGTGGATGAACGCGATCAGCTTCATCATTCCCGGCTCGTCGCCGGCGATTGAAGTGCCGATTGGGATGATGGACGAGGACGCCTATTCGTCCCTCTCCATTAAGGGCTTGCCCTCGGCGCTGCCGACGCAGAGCTTTTACCAGACGAACCTCACGGACAACTTCGGCACGCTCTTTCTCTGGCCGCAGCCGCAGAGTCTGTCGATTGTCCTCTATACGCCGCAGGCCGTGAGCGTGCCCGCAAGCCTCAACAGCATCCTGCAAGGGCCGCCCGGGTATCAGGACGCGTTCCTCTACCAGCTCGCCTTGCGTTTGTGCAGTCCGATGGGCGTGCAGATTCCGCCCTTGCTGCCGCGCATGGCGGCGGCGGCCTTTGAGAACATGAAGAAGCCGAATATTGATCCTGGGGCGATGTCCATCGATCCGGCACTCGTGCCGAACTTCGGCGCGGGCTGGAATTACCTCACGGGGAACACGAGCAGCGGCAACCGATAGGAGCAGCGCATGGCTAGTCCCGTTCTCGTCAATGGCACGTCCGGCTTGCTGGCCACGGCGATTTTCGTCAGTGGGCCCTGCAAGATTTTCGATTACGACATCTACAACGCCGCCGCCGCCGCCTCGTATGTCAGCTTTTACGATACGGCCATCGCCCCGACCGTGGGCACGACGGTGCCCAAGTATCAGGTGGGCTTGGCGACCCTCGCCAGTAAAACGCTGGCCGTGCAGGATGGTGGGGGGCTCTACTTCAAGGATGGCCTCTGGATGGCCGCGACGACCACGGCGGCCGGGTCGAGTGCGCCCGCCTCCGCCCTCACCGTGAGTCTCGGCCTGTCGTAAATGCCCTCCTATCCGGGTTTCGTCGGGCCGTCGTATCAGAGCCAGTCGTATCTGGCCGATGCGGAGCGCTGCATCAATCGCTTTCCCGAAAAGAACGAATCGGAGACAGCGCCGACGCCGTGGGCGCTCTTGCAGGCACCCGGCTTCGCGCTCGTGTGCGCGCCGACGCCGAATTTTGGCGCCGGGATGTTTTCCGAATCGGGGCGCACATTCTTCGTGACCGGCTTTACGCTCTACGAACTGACGGCCGGCGACGTGGCGACGGCGCGCGGCGTGATTGCGCGGGACGGCAACCCCGTCACGTTCATGAGCAATGGCGCGGCGGGGCATCAACTGGCCCTGACGAGCGGCAACCAGTTTTACGTGCTCGACCTCAACACCAACGCCTTTACCACGCCGGTCGTGCTCGGCGCGACGATGTGCGGGTTTCTGGATGGCTTTGGCGTCATCCTCGATGCGGCCTCGTCCACGCTCCAAGTCACGGCGTTCGAAGATTTCAATACGATCTCGACGGCCATCCTCCAGCGCACGGCGGGCAGCGACCCCTGGAAATCACTGTATGTGGTCAATCGCCTGATTTATGCCCTTGGGGAGCACACGTCCGATGTGTTGTATGACGCCGGGACATCACCGTTTCCCTTCGCGCCGATTCAGGAAGCCTTCATGCAGACCGGCACGGCGGCGACCTATTCCGGCGCCCGGCTGGATAAGTCACTGATCTGGCTGTCGCATAACGAGCAGGGGAAGGGCCAGATCGTCAGCGTGTCGGGGTATACGGCGGGGCGCATCAGCACGCATGCGATTGAGGCGTCGATTGCGACGTATGGCGATCTCTCCGATGCCGTCGCGTTCAGCTATCAAGAGAACGGCCATACGTTCTATGTGCTGACGTTTCCGAGTGCCGAACGGACCTGGGTGTTTGACCAGGCGACGGGCCTGTTCCACGAGCGGCTGTATTGGGATACGACCAACGCCGCATGGCTGGCCTATCGGGCGATGTTCTTCGCCTCCGATCTGACGCGCAATCTGGTGCAGGATCGGCTCACGGGCGCGATTTACCGGATGAGCACCACGCTGTTTACCGACGTGGACGGGGCGGCGATTCGTCGGCTGCGCCAGCCGCCGCGGCTCTCGTTTGACCAGAAGCGGTTCACGACCCATGCCATTCAGTTGGTGATGGACGTTGGGCAGGGGCTGTCGCTGGGGCAGGGCTCGGATCCGCAGATCATGCGGCAGACGAGCAAAGATGGCGGGCAGACATGGAGCAATGAGTATTGGGCCTCGGCGGGGGCAATTGGCGCGTATGACACGCGGGTGCGCTGGACGCAGTGCGGGCAGGCGCGCAACCGGGTGGACCGCTTCATCGATACGGACCCCGTGGCCTCGCGGTTCGTGGACTGCCTGATTGATGTCACGGTGGGGACGTCATGAGTGACATTGAAGCGATTGTCGATGACGTTCTGGATGCCTTACCCGTTGAATTCAAGAAACGGCTGCAGAACTTAATCGTCCTCGTTGATACGGATGATCCGCAGACGGCGTGTGCGGGGCGCTTTCAGGGTGAGCCGGTCACGGGGTCGAGCATGTTCAGGGTGGCGACCTCGCCTAGCGAAATCGTGATTTATGCCCAAGCCTTGACGCGTTCCTGCGGCGACGATACGCAACGGCTCAGGGCCGCTGTTGAAGAAACCGTGTTACACGAACTCGGGCATTATTTTGGATTGACCCATGCGGAGATGGGGGCGCACCTCCACGTATGATCACGCCGTTTCCGCAACAGACGCCGCCGCTCGAGGGGCACCTGCTGCACTACATCTGGTCGCAGTGGTTTACGGGGCTGCGTGCGGCCGTGAATGGCACGCCGGGCAACTCGGTGCCTGTGGCCTTTGCCGCATTGCCGCAGCCGGTGGTCGGCATGGTGTTCATGGTGACGGATTCGACGGTCAATGGCTGGGGCGACGTGGTGACGGGCGGGGGCGCCTTCACCGTCGCCGCCCTATATAACGGCACGAATTGGACGGTGATCGGAAAATGACTCTGTGGCCTCGGGGCCGATTCGAACGGCCTACTGAACGCCAATGGGCGAACCGCTCTACTATGAGCTACCTCAAGCCACAGAGTCAGGGGAGCGTAGCATGATCACGCGCATCCTGCCGCCTGACGAGTGGTATCGACTGGCTGACACGGAAGCCGCAGGCGTGCCCTTTCCGGATGGCTCGCGGGCGGTCGTGGTGGAGCACGACGACGGCTCGATTATCGCCTGTCATGTGCTGATGCCGGTCTGGCATGTCGAATGCCTCTGGGTGCATCCGGCCTTCCGCAAGACAACGGTCTTCGGGCGCCTCTGGCATGCCGTCAAGGCCGAGTGCGCGCGGCTGGGGATTCGCGTCGTCTGCACGACGGCCGTCACGGACGAGGTCAAACATTTGATTCTGCACGGTCATGGCGTGCCATTGCCCGGCGAGCATTTCGCCGTGCCAGTCAGGATGTCTTAGATGCCTGCGATTATTCCGCTCATTATCGGCGTGGCGGGCGGCATCGGGGAAGCCGCGATTAAGAGTCATCAGACGACGAAAGCCGTCGATGCGCAGACGGACGCCGCGCAAAAGGCGCTGGCCGTGCAGCAACAGGTCTATGGCAACCAGCAGCAGGCGGCCGCGCCGTATCAGCAGGCCGGACAGATGACGCTCGGACGCCTTGGGCAGATGGCCGCGCAGCCCGCGAACCAGTTCAGCCCAGCGAACTATCAGCAGGGCGTGCCGAAGCCGAACCTGCCCCAGATGCCCTCGCAGCAGATGCCGTCGATGGGCACGCTGGGCGCGCCTCCGGGGCCACAAGCCGGGATGCCGACGCCGGGCGGGCAGGGCGACACCGTGACGATTCAGACGCCGGACGGTCGGACGATTCAGGGGTTCCCTCGGGCGCGGGTGCCGGAAGCGATGCAGCGCGGCGCGAAAGTGATGGGCTAATGTGGCGCTTTTAACTCGCTGGATGGATTGGCAGGACGTGCTTCGGTGGCGCGCGGCGTATGCCGCATGGCATCGACACGTAACGGGGCGCCTCGTGACTGACTGTGTCCACAATTGGGAGCGGAGACGCTGATGGCCGACTGGTTCGATCAGCAAGTCGCTGGCGTCAATCAGCAGGGTCAGCCGCAGGGGATGGCGCAGGTGGCCACGGCACCCGATGGCGTGCCCGTGTATTCGCAGGGCGGCCAATACTTCACGCGCAACGCCGATGGGTCGATGACGCAGCAGTTTCAGGGCGGGGCGCCCTCGTGGCTGACGCAGCAGACCGGCGGCGGCCAGCCGGGTGGTGGGGGCGGGATGCCCGCTCCGGGCAGCGACGTTATGCAGGCGCTGACGCAGTTCTATCAGTCGCAAGGCAAGACGCCCGGCGCGCCGGGCTCAGGGCCGACCGACATCGCCTACATGGCCCAGAAGATTCAGCAGACAGGCGGCATGACGCCGCAGAATATCGCCTATTGGTTTGGCCCTGGCCAATATGGGCAGAACGGACGGATCGGCGGGGAGCTCGCTGGGACGGTGCCTCCGGAATCAGGTGGCAACCCTGGCACATTGGCCAATCCGCAAGTGCCGAAGGCTGGGCAAGACTTTCAGAATGCCCCACAGCAGGGCGCGTATCAGGCCCCGGCGCCGTATACGCCCCAGCAGATTCAGCAGCCGGGGAACGTCACGCCGCAGCAAGTGCAGGGGCCGCAAGCCTTGCAGGCGCAGACGCTAGCGAACCCGACCGGCTTCCAGGCGCCAACCCAAGCGGATATGCAGAACAATCCGCAGTTCCAGTATGCCCAGCAGCAGGCGATGCAGTCGCTGGTCAATTCAGGGGCGGCGTCAGGCATTGCGCGCGGGTCGAATGAGTGGAAAGCCTTGCAGGATCAGGCGGCGAATCTCGCGGGCCAGCAATACCAGCAGATGTATAACAACAGCCTGAATCAGTATCAGACGAACACGGGCAACACGCTGGCGTTTGGACAGGCCAACAATGCGGCGAATGCGCAGGCGTATGGGTTGTCGAATCAGTATCAGCAGCAGGCGGCGCTGGCGAACCAGGGCGCGAACCTGCAAGCGGGTCAGTTCAATGCTGGCATGGGGTTCAACACGCAGCAAGCGAATCAGGCGAACGCCGCGAGCGCGTATGGCCTGAACGCGCAGACCGGCCTCAATGCCTATCAGGCCAACGTGCAGAATGCGCTGGGGCAAGGGCAGTTGGGGTTGGGCTATCAGCAGGGGGCCAATTCGCTGGCGCTCGGACAGGGAAATCTCGGCCTTGGATATGCCAATTTCGGCTTGAATCAGCAGGGGCAGAACTACGGACAGGCGGCGAATACGTGGCAGATGAACCAGGGCGCGAACCAGCAGCAATTCAACAACAACTATTCGCTCGCGCAGCTCGGGATGCAGGCCAATGGCCAGATGGGCGCGGCGGGCATCAATTACGGCAACCAGGCGACGAACGCCTATGAGGGCATCGGCAATGCTGCCGCGGCCGGATCGCAGCAACAAGGACAGAACTGGGGCGGCACGCTGGGGAATCTCGCGAATTACGGCGCGGGCCTGTCGCTCTATAACCAGTATCAGCAACCGCAAGGCGCCGCAGGGCTCTACGCCGCCGGGCAATTGCCATCGCAGACGGGGCAGGCGAGTTATAACCCAGGCTCAGAATACAATCCAGGCTTGTTTCAAAAACCGACTGATCAAGGCCCACAGGCCGCGCTCTAGCCATGCCGATCGATACCTCCATCTACCAGACGCCGCCCCCGCAGGGCTTCAATTCGCCCTTTCAGGCGTTGGGGCAGATTGGTCTGCTACAGCGGCAGCAGCAGGAGATCCAATCCGCGAAGACGCTGGAACAAGAGCGGCAGCAGCAGATCGCTGAGCGGCAGAAGCAGCAACAATCCGCCGACACCTTCAACGCGATTATCGGCAACGCGAATCTGACGCCGGACGCCGTGCGGGCGCAGATTCAGGCCAAGGCGCCGGAACATCTCGCGGCCTTCGATGCGAGCGTGGCGAAGATTCAAGAGGCGGCCGATAAGCATAACGAATCGGTCGCGCATTACAAAGAAGCGATGGGCAAGGCGCAGGAATCGACGCAGAACTTGATCAGCGCGGCGGCGAATGAGGTCGCGGCGCATGAGTACAACCCGCTCGCCTTCGAAACGGGGCTGAAAGTCATCGAAGCGAAAGTGCCAGACTTCAAGGCGCAAGCGGACCTTATGCGGCAAGAGGCGCTGAAAAACGGGCCGGACTGGATCAAGCAGCAAGTGCAGGGCTGGCAGAAGCAGTCCGATCTGAAGACAGCGGCGGAGATTCCAGGGGCGGCGGCCAAATCCGCGCAGGAGCAGAAGATCAACGCCGGCACGTCGCCCACGGGCCTGACGGCCAACCAGCAGGCCGAAGCTGTCGCGCGGCAGGCCGCGACGGCACAGGGTGCCACGCGCAATACCTTAGAACAACAGCGCGTCAATCTTGAGGCCCAGCGAGTCGCCATCGAGCGCAATAAATCTGCGGCGCCAGATCAGGGCAAACTGGAGCAGCAATATCGCACGGCGCTGTTGCGGGGGATGTCTAGTCGTTCAGGCGGGATCGGCCTTGAAGATGCCAAAGTGCAGCAGGCGAATCACCTGCTATCGCTGTTCGAACAGACCTATAACCCGAAAACAGGCGGCTACGATATTCCGCGCGTGCAGATGAATGAGTTAGCGATGGGCCTGGCGAAGCTGACGGCTGGGAGCAGCCCAGCCGGCGAAGGCTTGATGCGCGAATTTCAGCAGCGCACAGCGAAGGGCGATGTGGCTGGGGCTCTGACATGGCTGACCGGGCAACCCGTGGCCGCGAATACGGATGCCTTGACGAAGTTTATGAAGGAATCTATCGAGCGGCAGGGCAAGACGGCCGAAACGAACCGGGAAGGCGAGATGGCCTATTTGCGCAACCTCGCCCCGACGGAATTAGAAGACGACCGCCGACAGAAGCTCGAAGCCGTAAGCCTCAATCCGTTACGGCAAATCAAAGTCCTGACGAACAGTAAGGGAGAGCGGAGACAAGTCGTCTCAACCGATGGCGGCAAGACATGGCAGTAGGGCCGGGCAAAACGCTGGAGCAATTACAGCAGGAAGGCTGGTCAGAACCCGCCGCCGCGGCCCCGCCTGCTGATCCGCGCTCCACGTTCGACCAGATCAAAGCCTCGCCCAACCCGACTGCGGCGACGATGGAGTATCTGAAGAGCAATGACCCGAATGACCTCGCCTCGCCGGTCGGTCCGGCCTTGCGTGAAAAACTGGAGACGCCGCTCTGGCGGCCGACTGGCGTCGATGCCATCGATTCAATCCTTTCCCCCGCTGGGCTGGCACAAGTCGCCGTCGTTGGCGGGCCACTGGCTGCGAAAGCCGTCAGCGGGGCGGTGAGTAGCCTTAAGGCGACCGTGGGGGAGAAATTGGCCGGGAAGCTTCTGGAATTCATCAAACCAAGCTTCGTCAAGAAACCACAGGAAGCTGCCAGCATCATCAACGATATCGTGGAAGCCTATAAGGGCAAGGCCGCGCCGCCTGAAGCCCCGCCGGCGGCTCCTGCGCCAGCCCAAGCGGCTCCAGTGCCCGCACAGGCCCAGACCCCTACACCTGCCCCGGTCGCCTCACCTGCGCCCGCCTCGCCAGCCGTGGCGGCTCCTGAGGCGGCTGCCGCGGCTTCCGTGCCAATGTCGACGCCGGACGCCTTCAAGGCGGCCCTGAAGGCCTTCGATACGGCGAAAGTGGCCCCGCAGGCGGCCGAAGTGAACAACGCGGCCATGCTCATCAAGCGCGGCGTGGCCCCGGATCAAGCCCTCCAGACCGTCCTCGGCAATCGCCCGCCCGCGCCCATGAATCCGGCGGCGGAGCTCGCCAAACGCCTCGGGACGCCGTCTGAGGCCGAGATGAACGCCGACATGGCCGCCAGGGCACGCAAGGGCCAGAAATCGCTGATGCCGAAGTATGGAGCCACGCCGTGAGCCTTGGAACCTTAGCCCCGTATGCCTTCCCGCAAGGCTTGGACGATGACGCCTTCCCGCTCGATGGCGGGTTCCTCTGGACCTATGCCGCGGGCACCTCGACGCCGGCGACGACGTATACGGATGCCGATCTGCTCGTGCCGAATACGAACCCCATCGTCTTGTCAGCCGGGGGCCGTTACAAGATTTACTTGGCGGCGACGAGCTACAAATTCATCCTCACGGATGCCCTCGGCGTCGTCGTGGACACCACGGATCCGGTGCCCTCGGTGGGCCTCGTGACGTCCGGCGTCTATGATGTCTTCAACTTCTTCGGGGATCCGACCTCGCCCATTACGACCGGCTATCCGTCTGGCCCCACCTTCGCCAGTTGCCACGCGGGCACGGCGATCTTTCCGTTGGATAGCGCCACGCTCGCCCCTGGCACCTATAAGCTGCAGGGCATGCTCTTGAGCACGCTCGGCGTGGCACAAGTCGGGGTGGCCTTAGTGAATCTCACAGACGGCGCGCCGGATACGCCGATTGCGGAGATGCTGGGGTCGAATGCGGCGGGCAACGTCGCCACGAGCGGGGCGATTGTCTTTGCCGCGCCGGGCGCCGTCAAGAATTACGGCATCAAGGCTAAGGTCGATACGGGCTCGGGCTTTGCCTGGGCCATTCAGTTAGTGAAAACCGCCTAATGAAAACCTTCTTCACGCTCGGGCTCCTGCTCATCGCGGCTTCAGTCTCCGCCCAGCCTCGCCCGGGAGCGTTTACGACGCTGGTCACGACCTCCCCGGCGGCGACGTCTATCTGTGTCGCCTGCCCGCTCGGCAGCGGCGCACCGTTGGCCGGGAGCGGCATCACGACGGCCGCTGTGGTCCTCCCCAGTCAAGGCGCCCCCGCCATCACGACGAATAAGCTCTATTCCATTTCCGGCTCGTTGTTCTTCAATGGCGTCGGGCTCGCGGCGGGCTCCTCAGTCAGTGGCACGACGGGGAAGTTGTCGAAATTCACCTCGGCCACGTCACTGTCCGACAGCCTCCTGACGGAATCCGGCACGACCGTGACGATGGCGGGCACGGTGGCCGCCACGACGTTTACCGGCTCAGGCACCGGCCTCACCGGCGTCGGCCTCCTCGGCTCTCCGAATACGTGGACGATGCAGCAATTCATCTCGAGCGGCGCGGCGCAACTTCCACTCGTGCTCGTGGGCTCGGATGGCCCCGTGTCCACGATTGTGGGGCAATTCATCAGCGGCACGGGTGGCCGGGCCTCCACGGTCATGTTTTCGGACGGCACGACGTATGCCTCTGGCCTTGGCACGGATGGCGCCGGGAACCTCAATTTCTGGTCGGGTCGCAACGTCGGCATCGCCGGCAGTTCTGTCTTTTCCGTGACGAATGGCGGGACGGGCGCGTTTGCCGGTGGCCTCGCCGTCGTGGGCGCCTCCACGTTTACGGCCGTGATGACCGCCGGACAGATCAATATGACGGCCATCAATGCGGCCGGCGGCAATACAACCGGGATGCAAGATGCCGGGTTTTCGATGGGCACCTGGGGGACGACGGCGTCGGCCGCGAATATCAACGGGGCGAATGGAAATGTATTAAGGATTGTGACGTCGCTGCGTGCCGCGAAACATGACATCGAACCGATTGCGGTGTCGGACGCGCAGCGCACGATCATGGGCTTGCGCGGCGTGACCTATCACAGCACTGTGGATACGGACCAACGGGAGTGGGCGGGGTTCATCGCAGAGGAAGTCCAACAGGCGAATCCGTCGTTGGCGGTTTACGATGAACATGGGCGGCTCCAGTCGGTCACTTATGACCGCGTGCCGGCGTATCTGGTGCCGGTGGTGCAGGATCAGGAGCGGCGGATTGAGGCGCTGGAACGGGCGCTGACGGCACAATCTCATTCTGAGCATTGACGGTCAGCCCGCGGGCCTCCAGCGCCTTGATTAACGCCTGCCCTTCCGTCTGCGCCTCCTGTAACTGCTTCGTCGCCTGACTGCCTTCGGCCTCGCATTTGGCATGTGCCTTCAGCGCGTCGGCTAGCTGGCTTTTGAGCAGCACGACTTGGAGGCGCAGCTTATCTTCGCTGCTAACCTCTTGTGCACGCAGATACGCGAGGCTGACTAGCAAAAGAACGCATAGAAGAAATCCCAAAAGGTGCCCATATCCGTCAGGGCGATCCCGCCGAGCACGCAAACGAGGCATGTGGCACTCCAAAGACGAAGGGCCGGACGGACCCACGGTTCTGCGGGGAGATCACTCCAGCGACCGGCGCGGATGAGGGCGTGTAGCATAATTCACCTCTCCTGGCTGTCGAGTTTACGGCATCAGATCATTCGGTTCTACGACACGCCCATCGACGGCCATGATTTCCGCCTTGCCCGTCTGCGGATCAACTTCCACTTCTAGCCCCACTTCGTAACAGGCATAGCAGAAAGTATCCAGGGCGTCCCCCTCAAGCCCAAGGCTGCGGCCGATGTCTGCGTTGTTGCTCTTGCTGCTGCCGACGTAAATCGTGGCTCTCATGGCTGCACCGGAGGATAGCCACCGTGAAAGTATTTCGTCAGAAGCTGGAGCACGTCGTTCATTTCGACTAGAACAGGTCCGCGCTTGCCTGCCACCGTCAGGACTGTTGTTTTCAACTTCAGCGCATCTTTCCTCAGCGCCTGCAACGTGTCGTCCTTCGAGAGTGCTTCGTCGTCGGTCATGGCTGCACCGGAGGATCAGGGAGCCGGTCGGCCCCCCTCCTTTCCAGCGCGATCCGGATGTGGGCCGGGGCGGCTTGACCGCGATGCGTCGGACACTGCGCGATGTAGCACCCGCAGGGCAATTGGGCCGGTCGGTCCCCCTCGGTGGCCGCGCGGTCGTAAAGCGTCCGAAGATTGTCGTTCAGTAACTTTGCCACCTCGACTGGCAGATCGACTTGACTCGCCGCTAGTTTCTCGAAGGGTCGGTCCCCCTCGGTGTCCACGCGTGGCGGAAAGCAGTTATAACCAAGCGGACAGACTGGTTTCATGGGCGGTTGTCGTAGTTGCTCGACTACCTTTCGGCATACGCCCCATGTCTGACCGCCTCTCGCGTCGTCGTAATGGATGCCATCAGCCACCAGGCGATAACCCGCATCACACGCCTCACAGGACACATCTGCCTGTTGGTTCCCCTCGGTGTCCAGCACGGCCGCCACGTCGTTAGCGCACATGGCCCATGCGTCGGCTTCGGGATGTTCAGACTTTCGCATCAACGCGTAGAGAGCATCCGCGCGCATTCGCCACTTCTCGGCTAGCTCTCGGAGTCGTCGGGTGCGGACGTCGTCCGTCATGGATTGGCCTCTCGCGGTGCATGGTTTCGGCCACCAAATTTCGCCCGACCCTTTCTCTGCATATCCGCGCTGTTATCGAAGGGGGTGCCTAGGAAGAGATGTGCTGGGTTGACGCAGCGCGGATTGTCACAGTGATGACATACCAACGAACCATCTGGAATGACCCCATTTACGAATTCCCACACCAGACGGTGCGTATAGAGCATTCGGCCTTGATGACCACCGCAAGAGACCTTCCCATACCCCTTGCTATTTACAGTGCCTGTCCATATCCAACAATCACCAGATTTATCCACGCGCGGCCAAAAGCGTTCGCCAATGGGCTTTCTAAGGATTGTCACATTTGCCTCGGCTGACCAAGTGATTGATAGAATTCAAAAAACCACGCCTTGAGACACCTTAAGCACCAGTAGGACTGCTCATCCGGCCCCCGCGTGACCATCTTGCCGGTCTGCTGGCACAAAATGCAGGACGTCATGGCGTCGTCTCTTCTGCCAACCAGTCCGCGAGATCCGCGAGATCAGAGGCGCACTCACGAAGGGCCACGCCCGCAGGACTATAGCGGTCAAGCTCACTCGCCCGTGTGCGCCATGCAGCGGCCAGCAGTTCAAGCCGCCTAATACACTCGTCAACGGTCCTCACCATTTGATGTCCCCGCTCTCAACCATCGGCTCAGCGGGCTTCGGCAGATAGCCGCTCCGCAGCCGTGCCGCCCAGGCCCGCGCCTTCGCGGCATCGATGACGGCATACCGCTTCTTCTTCTCGTCCGTTTCCTTGCCGGCGAAGTAGTCATAGCGCGCAGCCAACAGGTCGAGGTAATCCGGCGGGCACTCGGACAGGTGACGCCCACTCATTGACGGCCCGGGCCAGTCGCGCGGATCCTTCGCCTTGATGATCGGATCGCCGTAAGGGCCTTCCAAGTCAATCGCGGCCGGTGGCAGGGGGGCTGCGGCACGCTTCGACTTGGACAGCGCCAGCAACTCCGCCAGCGTGGCGTCAATGCGTTTCAGGAGCCCGACCGTTTCTAATTCGTAAGCGGTCATCAGAATTCCTCAGGCGCATACAGGCCCGCGACGACATCAGGGTAAACCAGCCGCGCCAGTTTTGACGAGGCCCGCGCGATGCACATGTCTGCACTGTGTTTCACCCATCCGCTATTGGGCTTGACCACGCCTGCGGCTTGGGCTTCAGCGACGGTATACGACAACGAGAACGGTGGATCGTCACCGCGCTGGGTTTCAAATGTCGCACGTTCCGCTGTGCGTTCTGTGCAACGAAAATACTTCGCCTTCCCAGACTTCAGCACGAGCGCACGCAGGGCATCAGCGGCCATCGTGGGCTTGCCTTCGACAATGTGGAAGGCCCGTAGGCTGGCCATTGCGGAGAGGCCTAATTCGCGCCCTGAGAGGACCGTGCTCAATACCGCCTCTGGCGTGCCGTAGGCACTAAACAGTCGCGCCTTGAACAGCAATTGCGCCAACTGAACGGCTTGATTCATGCTCTGCGGCTCCAGTTGCCGTTCGTAATCGCCGTTGACCGGCACGAGCGACATGCGCGGTGGTTGGGTGTCTTCCTGCTCTGGCACCAGCCGACCGATGACCTCTTGTGCTGAGGAACCCGGCGGCACGTTGATGGCTCCCGACTTCAATGCGTAATCGCGCAAATCTGTGGCGGATGGCGGCTTAATGTTCACGGCTGTCAACGGACCGAGGCCAGACGCCGCGCCATTTTCGCGCGCCACTTTAGCAGTTTTTGCCACGTCGTATTGATAGCCGAGGTCACTCTCAATCGTCGGCATCGCGTCTTCGATGTCCTGCATAATCTCATCCTCGCTATCGGTCGGCTGACGGTCCTTCAGCACGGCGGCAAAGTCAATAGGCGCATCAGTGCGCAGGGCAATCAACTGGCGCACAATCGGCAGGCGTTCGCGGAAGTCTTGCATGTTCTTAGTCTGCGCGGGCGTGGTCGTCGCCGCCCCAATATCCATAGCTGCGTAGATATCATCGACATTGCCATAAGTATTGAGCAGCGCAGCAGCCGTTTTCGAGCCAACACCCTTTGCTCCAGTAACGCCGTCGCTCGCATCCCCGACAAGCGTCAGGTAGTCACCCATCTGCTGCGGATCGACGCCGAATTTCTCGCGCACGGCGGCCTGGTCCATCACGTTGCCAGTCACGGGCGACTTCACGCTGACGTGCTCCGTCACTAACTGCAGCAAATCCTTATCGGCACTGACGATGAGCACGGGCATGATAGCGGGGTAGTCACGCAAGCGATGCACGGTGCTGGCGATGACATCATCGGCCTCGAAGCCATACGCCTCCCACAGCGGGAACCCGTCGCCCTTCAACGCCTCAATGGCGAGTGCGCATTGATGGAAAAACGGGGCGGGCTTTGATTCGCGCGCTGCCTTGTAGGTCGCATCCAGCTCCTTCCTGAAGCTCGCCTTGCTGTCCAAGCAGATGGCGGCATGTGGCTGGCCAGATGTCAGGGCCCGCACCTTCGCGATGATGCCGATGGACGTGGCGTCCGGATTCGGATCACTCGCGGCCATATGCCAAATCGGATGGGCAATGCTGCTGAAGTCGACGAGGACGATTTGCTTGTCGTTCATTTGCGCTTCTCCTGATGAGACAGCCAGCAGTCGAAGCATTCCGGCGCGAGGCCATAGGCGTATGCCTTAACACCAAGCCAGCAAGGGGAGTTGCACCATTTGCAGAGCATTCGCATGACTTCAAATGTTTGGCTCATGATTTCCCCGACGTATACAGGTGGTTTTTTTGCCATTCGTCGCTCATCTGCGGATTGAACGACGGCTCGAAAATCCATCTGAGAAGCATCGACCACAGGGCGCGCATCATGGCAGCCCCGCGAGCATCCACAGGCCCACGGCCACGCCGCACAGCAGGCCCATGACGATGATGATGACGATATCCAGCCACGGCATCCGCACGCCGTCCACGCGGAACATCAGTTCATCTCCTGCGCCTGGACGAACGCGCGGTAACAGGCATCGCAGCAGAAGGCGAACACGCCGCCGGACGTGCGCGCATAGACGGTGCCCTCGATGTCCTCGCCGCACGTTTCGCACCTCGCGGGCTCGGGTTCACGGCTCAAGCTGTCGTCGATGTCGGCGCCGGGTTGTGTCGCGTAGCGCATTAGATCACCTCCACGGTGAAATCGTCCAGTTCCAGGCCTAGCTCATTCACGGCGTAGATGTTCGCGGACGTGATCATGTCGAAGACTTGCGCCTGCGCCGTGTCCTGCGTCCAGTGGCGATTGGGGCTCGCGTAGATGCCAGACGTGAGGCGGACGGCGTAGCGACGACGACGAACGTTGGCGACCATCGCGGCTTCGGCCCGCGACAGCGCCGTGAGGGTGGCGAACAGATGCTTTGAAATGTTGTCCATGCGCCTAATGTAGCAAAGCGCTTGGCTCTTGTCAAGCAGCCCTTTTCCTCAGCTTTTTGCTGCGTTTGCGGGGCAGGCTGGCATTGCGGCGGGCGGCCGCCGTCTTCGCGGGGCTCGAGACTTTGCCGCCAAGACGGCCAAGGGCTTGGGCGTGGATGTTCTTCGACATATCCGCCAAGCCTAGTCGAAGCGCTTGGCAGATGCAAGTGCTAGGGCTTGGCGGGCGGCGTCTCTTCAGCCTTCGCTTGCTCCAGCACCTGCACGGCTTGCGCGGGCTCCATCTTCGCAATCGGCTGGACGGCCGAGCGCGTGATTTGACTGCCGACCCCGAAGATGGCCGCCGCCAAGGCGCCAATCGCGGAGATTTGCGGCAGCGTCAGCTTGGCGCCAAAGGCCACGGCCACCACGATGATGGCGTTCAGGATGGCCATGGCGCGCACGGGTTCCGTGCGGATGAACGTCGCAAAGGCTTGCATCTCAGGCTTTCGGGATCAACGCCAAAATCTGGTCAATGTGGACTTCGCCGTTGACCTTGAGGCCCATGGCGCTCAACGCCGCGATGATGTCGCGCACGAGCGTAATGATTTGGAGAATTTCACTCAGACTGGCCATGTCGCCTCCTAACACACGTGTTGACAGCCCATGACCGAGAAGTAATCACGGGAGTTTTGCACTTGCTCGGCCGTCACCTGGCCGCGCGTCCACTGATAGGTCGCATATTCATAGGCGCAATAGAAGATGGGGCCGCGCGGATTGTCGTGCCCCAGATAAAACGGCGGATTGATGTCGTTGGCCTGTTTGTAGAGTGCTTCTTGCGCGCTTCCCGGTGCGCCTGGCCCTGCGTCAATCGCCGCCTGTTGATCGGGTGGCATGTTGTAAGGCTGAATGAGCCGATGCACGACTTGCCAAACTTGGCCCCCCGTCGTCGGCCAGGTGAATTCAGACAACACGGCATCGTAGACCATCATCCGGCCATTCGCTGCCCAATCACTCCCGCCTTCGCCTACAGGAATTTTCCCCGTAGAATGTTCGATGCCCAAATAGCCGTCAGGAAGGACGGACCTAAATAATTGGCCGAAGTTGACGACACGATCTGGCTGCTGGTCTGGAATCTCCCCGGGAATGCCCCACCCGTAGAAGACACCATCGTAGCCGGGAACAAAGACACAATACTGTGTGAGATCACCATAGGGGTTGCCCTCTTTGAGATACGTCCCGATGTGCGGAAAGGCTTGCCCCAGCCACTCATACCCATAGGTGTGTCCAGTCGGATCATTGTAGGGATACGTCCCATCTGGATTCGGCTTCGCGCTCATGCCATCGCCTGCGAGAAACACGCAGACGGCTTTGAAGTGCTGCAACATGATCACGATGCGCCGTGCGAGCTCGGGCAGATCGCCCGTCAGATCGCGTCCCGGCACCGGCATGAGGAATCGCGGCTCATCATATTCCCAGCTGATCGCAATCTCGCCGTGCGTCCAGCCTCGAGCCGCGAGCTGGGCGCAATAGGAATGCAAATCGTTATCGGATAGCGACGTCGTCTCGGGGCCAAACGCCGGGAAGCTGCCGAATTCGTTCGTGATCACCGTCTCGCCCTGAAAGCCCACACGGATGGCGAGCGCTTCATCCCGTGTGGGCGGCGGAAAAGGCAACGTCGCGGCCCCGCGTTCGAGGCCCGTGATGATTTCGCCGCTGTCGGCAATCGCCGCCGGATACGTGCGCGTCACAAACCCATAGGCTTGAAACGTCATGGTATACATGGCCGGGCCGAGTGACGTTTTGCAATCGCCGCAGGCATTCGTGACGGCCGACCAGTCGCCCATCGTGGTCGATGTCCCACTGACGACGGCGCCGCCAATCGGTTTCCCGTCCGGATCTTGCACATGCCAGACGACAAAGGCCATTTATTCACTCCTCATACTTCGCCGCTGTTCCAGCCGCGTGATGTTGCGATCGACATAGGTCAAATGCGCCTCGATTTCGCCATGCTTCAATTCTAGATCCCCGATTTTCTTTTGAATCTCACTCATTTGGCGGCTGCTGCGCTCGCTGGCATCATCAAAGCGGTCGTTCAGTTTCGTTAGATCCTTCGCCACCTGCCCCTGTGTAAACACCCAGAACAACCCTTGGAGGGCCAGGCCGCCGACGAGTAAGAGTAGGCTTACCCATCCAGCCTCTAGGGTCATAACGGTTTGAATGGCAGGCGCCACACTCGTAATTGTGGGGAGAGAGTAGCACGAATACCCCCCATATCTAGCGAGGAGGCAAGAACTTAGCCACACGGTATTGGGGCATTGACAGCGGGGACATACTGGTTCGGGTCATGAGCAAACAGATCTCCTCTATTCAGATATTTAACCCGAATGATCAGCCCGGCTGCCTGATGGTCCGGCGATTTCCCTCGGGGGCTCTGGAGTTGCGATTAGGTGTCTCCCCGCGGCAAGGCGTGGCGCCGGGGTATACCGTCTGGAATGGCATGCACCATGAGGAGCCACTGATCGGGGATCCTGATCAGGATTTTCTCTGGTGCCATGATGCCGGCCTTGAGGTGCGCGTCCATTGGTCGGAAACATGAGCCACGAGGCCGCGCGCCAAGCCGTGCTCGAATACCTCTCAGTGGACGTTCTGCGCCTCGAAGACGAGGTGCGCACGTATCGCGAGATGCTCCAAGTGGCGCTGGCGCAGAATGCCGAACTGATGAAACAGCACGGGGCGCTGCGCCAGCAGATTGCCGATCGCCGCGAAGAAATTCAACGCTACGTCCGGTCGCAGCTGCCCACATGAAAAGGGGGACTATATGGCTAGTTGTCAAAAGATTCTGCATCGAGGGTTGTTGAATGGCCTTGCCGATACATATGTGGAATGGCGCTGCCTTGCGCTGGCTGACGCTTCGGGATTCTGCCCCATCCATCAACATGAACCCATTGATGAACCTCGGCCTCGTCAGCGGCGCGCACCCGGCGACGACGTGCTCCCGTGGGGTGAAAACGATTGGCCGGTGCGTGCCTAACGGCCTGCGGTGGACGGTCGAAGAATATGCCGCCTTCCGCCGGCGCATGGATGGCCTCGCCCCGCCCCTCCCCTTGCCTCTGCGCCCCTACACGCAGCCCTTCGACCGCTTCCTTGAGCTCTGCGCCGCGGCGAAGCTCCCCATCCCCGCTCGAGAAGTCCTATTTTTACCAGATCGTGATTTTCGCTTCGATTACGCCTGGCCCTGCGCGAAGGTCGCCGTCGAGCAGCAGGGCTTCCGCGACCACAGCACGCGCAAAGGCCTCCAGCGCGATTACGAGAAGCTGAATCTCGCGCAATTAGAGGGGTTCATCGTTCTCCAATTTACTCCCAAGCAACTACAGTCCATAGAGGCTATTGATGTCATTCGACGCGCGCTTACGCAACGGTCCAGCCCTGACCAGATTCTGGGCGAAGGTAAATAAAACCGAGACGTGCTGGCTCTGGGTGGGCGCTAGATCACAGAACGGATATGGCGCCTTTAAGCTGCATGGCGTTCAATGGACGGCATCACGCTTAAGTTATGTGTGGAATATTGGCCCTATTCCTGACAGATTGCAGGTTTGCCACCATTGCGATGTGCCGTTGTGCGTGCGCCCCAGTCATCTGTTTCTCGGCACCGCGAAAGATAATCGCGTGGATTGTCATCGCAAAGGCCGACAGGCACTCGGCGCACGAACTCGGCCAGAGCGGCGCGCGAAAGGCGAGGACGTCAATACCGCGAAAATAACCGCTGCGGATGTCCCCATCATTAGGCAGCGGATCGCCGCTGGACAGTCGCTATCACAAATTGGGCGCGATTACGGCCTTTCTAAAGTGGCTATTCGTTACATCGGAATCCGCAGGAATTGGAAGCATGTTCCATAAAGTGTTTCAATTCACGCCGAAGCAGCTGATGATGATTGAGACGATTGAGTGGCTGCGCGCGCAGTTGGTAGGAAACGAACAGAGCGAAGCCGCTGCGAGTAAGGTAGAGTAGTGACGGCGGGCGCCCCCCAAGGCCCCTGTCGCGTCGTGCTTATCCCACGGCACGAGCCCGCCACTTCTTCACACCTGGATAAGAGGTGATTCATGACAACCGCTGCTCCCGACATTTACGACCGCGTGGCCACGCTCACGAATCGCATCTTTGCGTGCGCGGCCGACGCCCCACTCCCCGAACAATTCATAGCGGCCGTCACGGCCGCCTGTATGCTGCTGGAGGAGGTGCCCGGCCCGCGCCATCCTGACATTGAAACATTCATTAAAATCGGCAAACAAATCGGCGCAGAACTTCTCATTAAATCCCAACAGCAGCGCGAGTCATGAGCGGCGCCCAGAAGGCCTCTGCTCATCCGCCCAATTGGAGCGTGATTCTTGATTCGCCTGGGCCCGGCAAAGCCCCCTATGCCACCCTCACGAATGCCGTGCGCGTCATCGAACAAGATCCCGCGTGGAGCGCCGACAAGCTCTATTACGACGACTTCGCTGGACGGATCGTCTATGTGAATAGCATGCCCCGTGAATGGCGCGATGATGATGATGTCGCGCTCACCGTCCATATGCAGGACACCACAGGCATGGTGCGCCTCGCGAAACATCTCGTCTCTGATGCCGTGGATCTCGTCGCGCGCCGACGCGCGCGCCATGCCGCGCGTGATTATCTGAAGATCACCACGTGGGATGGCATCGAGCACATCGCCCATGCCTTTGAGGATTTCTGGGGCGCCACGTCGCAAGATTCCCTCTATGTGCGCGCCGCCTCCGCCAATTTCTTCATCAGCATCGTCGCTCGTGTCCTCTGTCCTGGCTGTAAGGTCGATACGATGCCCGTCTTCGAAGGCCAACAAGGCATCTTTAAATCCTCCGCGCTGCAAATCGTGGGGGGCCCGTGGTATGCCGCCATTGATGAAGCCGCCGGCTCGAAAGATTTTCTCCAAGCGCTGCGGGGCAAGTGGGTCGTGGAGTTGTGCGAACTCAACTCGTTGTCCAAATCGGAAAGCTCGCACGTCAAAGGCATGCTCTCACGGCAAATTGATACGTATCGCGCCAGTTATGGCCGCCGCACGACCGATATCCCGCGGCAATGCGTCTTTGCGGGCACGACGAATACGGATAACTGGCTGGCTGATGATACCGGCGGCCGTCGTTTCTGGCCGATCGTCTGCGGTGACATTGACCTCAAAGGCCTCGCCGCCGCCCGTGACCAACTCTTCGCGGAAGCCGTCGTCGCGTTCCATGCCGGCGTGTCGTGGTGGCAGATGCCTGACAGCGCCGCCGTCGAGCAATCTAATCGCCAGCATTTTGACGAATGGACCCATCTCGTGCTGCCGTGGGCGCGGCTCCAAATACTTCAAGGATCTGCGTCCATCACCATCAAGGATGTGATGACCTCTGCTATTGGACTTACCGCAGATAAGATGTTGAAATCACACGAGATGCGCATTGCCAGCATTCTAAAACTCGCCAAATGGAAGCGTCATCCGCCGACGAAAGTCTGGTATCCACCTGACGAACTAGAGGCCTCAAAATGACGAGGTGGAGGCTGGTGGATAACAAAAATACCCGCCTAAACATTACCCTTTATCCACCTATCCACCTATCCACCTGTATATACGTATGTATGTAAAATAGCGTAGTAGTTACAAAAAGCCGAAAAAGGTGGAGGTGGTGGATAAACTGCAACAGTTAGATGGCGAAATCGAAAGGAAATCATAAAATAATGGCTATTGTGCATTTCTGTGACCGCTGCCGGCGCGAGATTCCAGGGAAGCCCTATCAACTCACCTCGACCGATACCATGACCAACCATCAGTGGCCCATCGACCTCTGCCGACCCTGTCACATGCTCTTTCGCGACTGGATGAAGGCCGCCCAGGATAGCCAGCCACCGCAAGCTATGGCATAGTGCTTGACAATTACTTGAAAAATAATCACGGAGGCAAACGTCCAGGCGCCGGACGACCCGTCGGCACCAAATGGCCCTCGACACTGGCGAAGGAAGCCGCGCGGGAAAAGGTGCGCCAGGAAATCACCAAGCACCTCGACGTCCTCATCGCGGCGCAGGTGGCCAACGCGCAAGGCTTGAAGTATCTCGTGGCTCGCGACCCGCAGACCGGCAAGTTCGAACGCATCGGCCCCGATGGTGTGCGCGATGATGCCGTGATTGAAGTCTGGCAAAAGGATCCCTCCGTGCAGGCGTTCACGGATTTGCTGAACCGCGCGATTGACCGACCGAAAGAACAAGTGCAGGAGATTGAGATTCGGGCGGATAATACGGCGAGGCTCGATCGCGCGAAGGAGCGATCGTTGCTGAAGTTGAAGCCATGACAATCCCCCTCGGGTTTCCCCTCGGGTTTTCCCTCATCTACACGGATCCCGATGGCCGCGTGCGCTCGGTGTCGTTTGAGGATGCGCCGACCCTGCCACCTGAGGAATTCGCGAGGCGCGTGCTGGTGCCCGCCATGGTGCAATGACGTCAGGCAGTGCTAACGCTGAAGCCATGATGGAAGAACGAGACGAACTCATCGCCGCGCTGAAGGCGCTCGTGGACGTCGTTGAACAATGCGATAACCCACGCGATCAAGGATGTGATTCATTTTGTGATGAGATGATCGCAGCGAAGGCGCTCATCGAAAAATTGGGGATTAGCTCAGTGGGAGAGCGCGACGCTTTGAACGTCGAAGTCGTTGGTTCGATTCCAACATCCTCAGCCAAATGATGCCGTCCACCTCGCGCAGCTACGACGATGACCTCGTGGACTGGTGCGCGTCGATGTATCAGGAGCCACTCGCCTGGGTCATGGGCGCCTTCCCGTGGGGTGAAGACGGTCCGCTGAAGCATTACCACGAGCCGGACGTCTGGCAGTGCGAATTCCTCGAGTGGCTCGGGCACGAGATTAAGACACGCGACTTTGATGGCGTGCATCCGGTGATGCCCATTCGCGCGGCCGTCTCGAGCGGTCACGGCATCGGCAAGGGCGCATTGACGGGGATGCTCGTCGCGTTCCTGATGTCGACCAGGCGCCATGCGAAAGGCGTCATCACGGCGAACACAGGCCCGCAGCTGCAAGACAAGACGTGGCCGAGTATTACGACATGGGCGAAGCGGGCCATCACGGCCGACTGGTTCGAGATCAACACGAGCATCATGTATCGGACGGGACATCGCGCGGAATGGAAGTGCAGCCCGCAGACGTGCGACCCGGATAACAGCGAGAGCTTCGCGGGGCAGCACAACGCGGCGTCGACCAGCTTCTACATCAACGACGAGGATTCGAACGTCCCTGAGGTCATCCACGAGGTGCAAGAGGGCGGTCTGACGGATGGCGAGGCCATGCAGTTCCTGTTTGGCAACCCGACGCGGCGCCGCGGCAGCTTTCATGACATCGTGTTCGCCGGGAAGGGGCGCGGGTGGAAGACCTGGGTGATCGATGCGCGGACGTGTCAGTTTCCGAATAAGGGGCTGATTGCGGAGCAGTTGGAAGACTGGGGCGAGGACAGCGACCGCTTCCGGGTGCGCGTCAGAGGGCTGCCGCCGAATGCGGAAGATGCGCAGTTTATCGATGCGATCAGGGTGCGGGATGCGCAGAAGCGCAAGGTGGAGGTGCTGGATGATGAACCGCTGGTCGCTGGATGCGATTTGGCATGGGGGGGTAAGGATTCCAACGTCATCAGATTTAGAAGAGGGCGCGATGCTCGCGCAATCCCTGCTATCCGTATTGCCGGCGAACTCACGCGTGACCCTTCGGTGCTCACCAACCGTCTCTCTGACGTATTGGGTGGAACCTACGGAGGACATCGTGTATCTATGTTGTTCCTCGACAGTGCCGGCATTGCCGGCAGCATCGGGACGCGCCTCCGAGAGCTTGGTTACACGAACCTGCTTGAAGTGAACTTTGGCGCGGATTCGCCAGACAAGAAATATCGGTATATGCGGGATCTGATGTGGGGCCGGATGAAGGATTGGTTGGTCAACGGAGCGATTGATACGTCGCCGCGGCTGGAGAACGACCTCACGGCGCCCGGCTTGCGGGAGGATTTGAAACAGCGCGTATGGTTGGAGAGCAAGAAGGAGATGAAGGCGCGGGACGTGCCAAGCCCGGATGAGGGGGACGCGCTGGCGCTGACGTTTGCGCAGACGGTGGCGAAGAAGCGGAAAGAGGAGCCGGTGCCGCAGCCAGCGTTTAGCGGGTTTAGTCAGTCGTGGATGGGGTGACCGATGGCTGAGGATGTCGACCTGCATGCGGCCGTGAAGACGCTCGTGCGGCTGGCGACGACGTTGGAGTTTTGGGATTGCCGGGAACACGAGGCCTGTCGACAGAAACGGGCACTGTTCGAGCAAATCTTTCAGCAACTGGGGATGCCGATTGAGGCGCCCCCGCCTGTGACCGTTCAATGACGGTCCTGCAACGGATGCGGGACGTCTCGCAGGACGTCGTGGCGCGCAATCTGCGGGTGTGGCGCGGCGTGGCGCAGGGCGATCCTGCTGCCATCACGATAGGGCTCCTCTCGGTCGGTGTGGCTAGCGTGCTCTGGTGGATAGGGGGCGCCATGCTTCTGTGGATCGTGGTTGTCGGCGTCCTGCTGCTGTTGTGGTTTCGGGTGTAGGATAGGCGCGCGCATGTTCCATTTGCCTGACCTTCCCGTGGTGGGGTATTCCACGACCCGCGAGCGGGCGCTGACGGATGCGATTCAAGACTTCCTGCGCCAGATTGAGCGCGACCGGCCGAAGCTGTTGACGATTGTGTGCGAGGGCCGCGAGAAGTGGGGGCGTGTGGCGGGTGACATCTGGCGCGGCTATCGGATTGGGGAAGACGATGGCGCCCTCAATGCGATCTTCACGTATCTGCAATTGCTGGCCGCGCCGACGTGGGCGCAGGTGGAGTTGTTGCGGTATCCAAAGAACCTGTTGAAGTGGCGGGCGGTCATGCGGCAGGCGATGCCGGAGATTGAAGGGGAGCGCGAAGCGTTGAAGGGGATGACACGATGATGCTGGTCTATCTCGCGTGGGCGAGTGTCTTGGCCGTGCTATTGGCGGTGGGCCTCTGGTCGACGACGTGCGAGCGGCGGCAGCGGAAGGCGGAACGCGAATTGATGATGAGCCGCGAGCACACGCATCATGTCTCGTAATCGCTAATGGCGAAAGACGAGGCACTGATTCGCGAAGCGCGGGAACGCTGGAACCGCGCGGCGGAAGCCGAAGAAGCGCAGCGCAAGCGCATCGTCCTCGCGAAGCAGTTTCGCGTGGGCCAGCAATGGCCGGACGCGATTCGGATTGCCCGGGAAGGGGGCAGCAGTTTGCAGGGGATGGCGCCGCAGCCGCCGCGGCCCTGCCTCGTGGTCGATCGCCTCAGTCAGCCGGTGCGGCAAGTCTCGAATACCATCAAGAATGCCAGCTTCGGCTTTGACGTGCTGCCGGCGGGCGGCGAGAGCAACACGGACACGGCGGATATCTTCAAGGGCTATCTGCGGTGGATGATGAACCGCTCGCGCGGGGAATCGCCGGTCGAGTGGGCGGCCGACCAGGCGATTGAGGGCGGGATCGGGTGGTTCCGCCTGCGCACGGACTACATCAACGAGACGTGGGACGGGGCGTTGACCGACGAGGTGATGTGGCAGGCGCTGTTCATGGAGCGCATCACGAACAACCTGACGGTGTATTGCGACCCCTCAGCCGTGCGGCCGACGCGGTCTGATGCGCAGTGGATGCTCGTCACGGAAGACATCAGCAAGGACGAGCACGAGCGCAAATATCCCAATGCGGACATCAAAGACTTGGAGTTATTTACCACGACGGGCGATGTGACGGCGTGGAAATCGTGGGTCAGCACGGACGCGGTGCGCGTGGCGGAGTATTACCGGATCGTGTATACGAAGCGGCACCTGTATCAGTTGACCGATGGGTCCGTGGTCGAGGAGAAGCCAGACGACAAGGCAAAGATCAAGGCCGAACGGGTGATGTCGGTGCCGAGTGTGAAGTGCGACATCATCAACGCCGTGCAGTCGCTGCAATCGTTTGACTGGGCGGGCTCGAGGATTCCCCTGATCCCGGTGCTCGGTGAAGAGTTGAACGTGGACGGGAAGGTGTGGCTGCGCGGCGTGATTGAAGAGGGCATGGACGCGCAGCGGATGGTGAACTACACGTATAGCGGCGCGGTGGAGATTTTCGCGCTGGCGCCGAAGAACGCGCCCATTATCGCCGGGCCGAGTGTCGCGAACTATAAGCAGATTTGGCAGACGCGCAACATCATCAATCACGCCTATCTGCCCTATGACGCCTGGGACGCGGAGGGGAAGGAATACCCGAAGCCGATGCTCGATACGACAGAGCCGCCGATTCAGGCCGCCGTCGAATTGATGCGGGTGAGTGAGGATGCGATTAAGGCGACGACATCGACGGGCGATGCGAGCCTCGGGAACACGAATCCGAATGAGCGGAGCGGGCGGGCGTTGCAGGCGTTGCAGGCGCAGAGCGATCTAGCGAACAGCAACTATCCCGACAACGTGAAGCGGGCGCTGATTTATGCGGGCGAACTCGCGGTCGAGATTATCCCGAAGATTACGCAGAAGGGGCAAATTATTCACATTCTGGGCATGGATGATGAGCCCGAACAGGTGATGGTGGGCAAGCCGTATCAGGAAGGCCCGAACGGGCAACCGCAGCCGTCGCCGCCCGACGTGACTCCTGAAATGGCGCAGTTAGAGGGCAGCCTGCACAAGTTTTACGACTTGAACAACGGGCGCTACGCCGTGACGGTGTCGGTCGGCAAGGCGACGGCGACGAAGCGCGAAGAAGGCGCGATGGCCCTGGGCGAATTGATTCCGCATCTGCCGCCGGAAATGGCCGCCGTCGCCACGCCGGATTACGTCGAGCAGTTGTCGTTTCCGGGCTCGCACAAGATTGCGGAGAAGTTGCGGAACGCGCTGCCGCCGCAGTTGCAGGACAAGAACGATCAGCCGCAGATTCCGCCGGCGGTGCAGGCGCAGATGCAGCAGATGCAGGCGGAGTTGCAGAAGGCGCAGCAGTTCATCCAGACGGAGCAGGCGAAGCAGCAAGGCAGTATTCAGATTGCCCATGCGAAAGCGCAAGCCGACGCACAGCAGGCGCAGGCGGATATGGCCACGAAGTTGAAAATTGCCGAGATGGATAATGCGACGAAAATTGCCGTCGCGCGCATCTCGGCCGCCAAGTCGGTCATGGATCCGCAGGCGGAAGCCGCAGAAGAGCGGCTGGCGACGGGACTGCAGATGGCCCATGAGGTCGGCATGGCCGCGATGGAGCACCAGCATGAGTTGGCGCAGGCGGCGCAGGCGCATGAGCATGCGTTGACACAAGGCGCGCAACAAGCGCAGACTGCGCAGCACTCGCAACAGGCGGATCAGGCGGCGGCGGCGGCCTCGCAGCAGAGCGACCAGCAGCACCAGGCGGAGATGGCGCAGCAGGCGCAAGAGGCGGCCGCTGAAGCGCAGCCGAATGGAAGTGGCGCATGATACCAGCCCCTGAATGGGAAAACGTGATGACTACGGCGACGAATTTTGCGCCCGCGCCGCAGGGGCGACTGACCACTGAACTCCAGAAGCGGAAAGCGGGCCTAATTGCCTACTGTCAGATCAAGCTGGAGGCAGGCGACTGGCACGCCGTGCAGGATGCGGCGTCCGATATCCGCGAGCTTGAGGCCAAGTTGGAAGTCTTACGGGACGGGAAGTAATGCCAAGGCTGATGCCCGAGCCGCGCGAAGTGGAATTGTCGCCGGGCATGAAAACGAAGCTGTATATGGAGCTCAGCCCCGGGCTGAAGTGTTTTGCACGCAGCCCGGAAGCTGTATTGAAGGCGCGAGAGGCCGTGATGGAATACGAAGCGGCTATGGTGTTGGAGGCGTCTTTGACGCAATATCCGCCGTGGCCGCGGTGACGCCCGTCGTGGCGGCATCCAGTTCGGCCTGGGTGATTAGTTGCGGTTGGGGCGCCGGCAGTTTCGCGACGGCATCGGTCAGGGCAGCAACGGCGGCAGTGAGATCGGCAGCAGTGGACATAAGCTCCTCGACAAGTTTTTCCAGTCGGATGACGCGATGAGTGAGTGTGGCGGGTTGGCGTTTCTTCACGACGGGGGAGAGTCTACCATGAGCGCATCACCGCACCCTGGGGATGGGGACATCGCCGATGCCGAAGGCCCGGAGCAGGATGAGCACGAGGAAGAGCACGACGACGATGCGGATGACGACGCGAATGGGCGGGCTGATAGGGATATACGTCTCGACGAGGTAGAGGGCGACGCCGCAGATGACGAGGATCAGGAGTAGTTCAATCATGGCGCAGTGTCGCATGAAGGCGACCAAAAGGGTGTATGAAATGAAACAACGGGGCCTCTTGCTTACGATTTTGGTGTTCTGTGCGTCGCCGCTCTGGGCGAGTTCGTTCGCCCTCAGTTCGGCCTCGCTGGATTGGTCAGGCTGGGCCTTCACGGTCAGCGGCAGTGTCGTGGTGTCGGATGTCGTCTATCCAATGCCGCCGCTGATATGGGTGAACGCCACGCCGGGCGCGACGGCGTCCATTGTGGACGGGATGCTGTCGACCAGCGCGCGGGCGCAGGCACTGGAGACATCCAACCAGCAGGCGCAGGCCAGCACGATGACGATGCTGGACTTTTGGCTGTATGGGTCCGGCGTGGGGACCGTCACGGTCAGCGTGCCCTATGCGCTGCAAGCGACGTGCACGAGCCAATATTTCAACGAATCGGCGGGCTCCTCGGCCGGCGTGTGGCTGGAGGATGGCCCCGGCGTCAGGGCGAATGGCTTCCAGTCGGCCAGCCTAGGCTGCGGGCAGGGCTCGGCACTGAATGGGATGCTGACCGTGAGCCGGGATGTCGATACGGCCTATGGGCCGCTGGTGGATTTCATGGCGGGGACGCAGACGATGGCGTTTGCGACGGTGTCCGATGCGGGGTCGTCGTTCGTGTTATTGGCCACGGCGTTATTGGGGTTAGTGGCTCTCAAGCGAGGATTAAAAATTGCCTAGTAAATCACGGGCCCAGCAAAAACTCATGGCGATGGCTGAACACAATCCCAGCGCCGTGTCTTCGAAAAATAAGGGCGTGCTCGGCATGAGCCATCAGCAATTGCACGACTTTGCTTCTGGCAGCATGAAGGGCAAGCCGGTGCATGTGGCGAAGGCCAACGGTGCGCATCCCCACAAAAATCTTGGAAAATATCTGCATCCGAAGAAGGGCTAACGCATGGAGACGGCAGCACCGGACGTCAACGCCATCAGCACGCATGAATCGTCAGACGGCCGCACGCTGAGCGGCGTCGGCGTGACGTCGGAGGCGCTGGCGGAGGTGATGGATCGGCATGAGCCGGAGCCGGTTGCGCCAACCGAGACACCCGCCGCGCCAGCCGAACCCGTCAAACAGTCACGAGGTCAAGCTCGTTTTGCTGAACTGACGAAAGCCCGAAAGGAGGCCGAAGCGCAAGCGGCCACCTACCAGCGCGAGCTGGCGGAGCTTCGGGCACAGGTTCAGCCTCCTACGGCGTCCACCCCGCCCGCGCCCGCCCCGGGTGCTGCTGCGGCCCCGGCGCCGCCTTCACCGTCTGGCCCCGAACGGGGAGATTCGGGGCACCCTTCGGGGTTACGTGCGCAGCCGACCGAAGAAGAAATTGGCACGAAATATAAAACCTACGCAGAATTTGTGCTAGACTCTGCGCGCTGGGTCGCTGAAGAACAGCAATCCGGCATCGACGCCCGCATCCGGAGCAGCATCGAAGCGGATCGGGCCTCTCGCGACTTTCTCTCGCACGCCGAAAGCACCTGGGCGAAGGGGCGGAAAGTCTATGCGGACTTCGATGCGATGCGCACGACCGGGCCGGGCTCGCAAGTGCCGATGGATCACGCGAAGATTCAGGCGATCTTGCAGCATCCCCAGAGTGAGCATGTGCAGTATGCGATTGTGAAGGACGGCGCGCTGGCGCAACGCCTGGCCAACGCCAACCCGATCGAATTCGGGATGCTGCTCTCCACGGTTGCCCCGACGACTGGCGCCGCCTCGCTGGCCTCGACGCCTCCCGCCGGAACGATCACGCCGCCTGCCCCTATTCAGCCAGTGGGGTCCGGTAGCCCAACGACACCGACCCCGTCTGCCGACGCCGCCCGCAAGGGCGATTACGCCGCGTATAAAGCGCGGCGGGAGGCCGAACGGAGCGGACGTCGATAAGAGTAGGGCGCCGCAATGGCGAATACGTTCCTCACCAACGACATCGTAACGTACGAAGCGCTCGACGTCCTTGAGAACACTGACCGGTTGATGATGCGCATCAACAGCGAGTATGCGGATCAGTTCGACTTCGGCGGCACGGTGCTCGGCCAGACGTTGAACATTCGCAAACCGCCCCGGTATCTAGGGCGCCTCGGCCAAGCGGCGCAGATCGAAGCCATCACCGAAACGTTCGTGCCGCTGACGCTGTCGTATCAGCGCGGCATTGACACGCAGGTGTCGTCGCAGAACCTCGCCCTCGACATCGACAACTACCGCGAGCGCGTCCTGAAGCCGCAGATCGTGCGCCTGAACAACCTGATCGACCAGGACGTGTGCAACTTGGCGCAGGGCTTGAACAATTCGGTCGGGACGCCCGGCACGACGCCGACGACGCTCACGACCTATGGGCTGGCCAAGGTGAAGCTCGATAACAACGCCTGCCCCGCGGAAGATCGCTATGCGTGGCTGAATCCCACGGCCGATTTCACCCTGATGGACAACCTGAAGACGCTGTATAACAGCACGGCCGCCATCAGCGCGCAATACAAGTCCGGCAGCATGATCCCCTCCGGTGCCCTCGGCATGGACTGGGACATGGATCAAAATATCTACGTCCAGACCGTTGGGGCGCTCGGCTCCTCGACGCCGGTCGTGGGCACGGCGCCGGCGAACGGCGCGACGACGATCAGCACGACGGGCTGGACGACGGGCACGCTCAACGCGGGCGATACGATCTCGTTCGTCTCGACGACGACGCCGGTGAACGTGGTCAATCCGCAGAACTACGCGAACATGGGATCGCCGCAGCAGTTTGTCGTGACGGCGACGACCAGCGATTCCGGCGGCACGATGGTGATTCCGTTTGCGCCGGCGATGTATGGGCCGGGCCAGCAGTTGCAGAACGTGACGAACTTGCCCGCCGTCTCAACGGCCGTGTATGTCTATGACACGCCGGCGGCGTCGTTCTCCACGATTCTGAGCAAGTCGACCCCATTCAACATCGTCGCGAATAAGAATTTCGGCACGCTCGCGATGGTTGATATGCCGCTTCCCGGCGGGACGGACCGCGCGTATCGGGCGGCATCGAAGAAGTCCGGTAAGGCGATTCGCTGCATCCGCGATTACGTGGCGACCACGGACCAGTGGATTCAGCGCCTGGATGTGCTGTATGGCACGGCGGTGCTGCGGCAGGAACTCGCATGTAAAGTGTGCGGATAAGGCCGAAGAGGTCTTGTGAGAACGTGCCCGTTACCCTCTAGATTGGAGTAGTCCCTTGGCTTTAACTGCGACCACGCTTGCGAGCGCAAAAGCGACCAACGATATCGTCATCAATCTGACCTCTGCCACCGGGGCCCTGCCGAAGATGCTGGCCATCGTCGACGGGGAATGGATGCGGATCACCAGCAACGCGCTGACGCCGGTCCTGGGCGTCGTGCCTGGCTATCTCGGCTCGACAGCCGGGCCGCATGGCATCCTCGCGCAAGTCATCTACGGGAATCAGTCCGACTTCGTCAACGTCGGCGTGGTGCCGAAAGGCGTGGTGACGAGTCAGAGCTTCGGCGTCAGCGGCGCGATTACCGGCCCTGGCGGCGCGGGCACCGTGCCGACCTCCGACGTCGCGCTGATTTATCTCACCAAAGCGGGCGTCGGCGCGATGACGCTGGCGGCGCCGGCGATTGATCAGCAGAATACGTTGCTCTTCATCAGCACGACGGCGCAGGCGCATACGATCACGATGGCCGGGAACGCCGCGGCCACCGACGTGGCCACCTTCGGCGGCGCGATCGGCAATAGTTGCACACTGAAAGCATCTAACGGCGTCTGGGCCTGCGTGGCACAGAACGGCGTCACGGTGGCTTAATGGCACTCACGGCCACGACCCTCGCGCTCGCCAAAGGCGCCAACGACAAGACACTGAAGTTGACCTCGGCCACCGGCCTCGCGGCGAAGATGATCGTCTTGTGCGAAGACGAATATTTCCGCGTGACAGATGTGACGACCTCGCCCACGGTTGGCGTGGTGCCGGGATATGGGGGCTCGATTTCGCTACCGCATGAGAACGGGGCGCCGGTCATTTATGGCAACCCCGCCGATTTCCCCTCGACCTATCAGATCGGGCCAGGGTTCAATCAGGCGATGAACTCAGCGGTCAGCACCGCGAGCGTGACATCATCAACCGGCTATGCGGCGGATACATATTTGTCGGGATCCGCGCTGGCCGTGGCGCCTGGCGTGCTCCAAGCTGGCATGCGGTTTATTTGTGTCTTTGACATGGTGAAGACGGCGGCCGGCACGGCAGCCGCCACGGTCATCGTGCGCTATGGCACGCTCGGCACCGTGGCTGACCCCGCGATTCTGACGTTTACCTGGGGCGCAGGCACGGCCGCCGTGGATACGGGCATCTTTACCGTGACCTCGCATTTCCGGCTCGGCGGGACGGCCGCGGTGATGGCTGGCATCTGCACCTGTACGCATGCGCTCGCGGCCACGGGTCTCGTGGCGACTGGTGCCGCAGGCACGGGACAACTCTCCGTGGTGTCGTCGGCCTTTGATTGCACACCGGGCGGCTTCCTAGGTGTCTCGTTCAACGGCGGGACATCGTTTGTGGGCACCAATACGGTGGTGGAATCCGAATTGCGGGGCTACTAAATGGCATTGAGTCCTGACCTGCTCGCAGAAATCAGAACCGCGATTGCCGATGGATCGCTGAACACGGCCGATTTGCAAGGCGGGCGCTCGCCCTTCCGGCCGCGCCAGTTGCATGATCTGCGCTTGCTGCCGACGAAGGACGATCCACGGCCGACGTTCTTCTGGTCGGTCGAAGGGCCGCGCAATGACGCCGAAGCGGGGAAGACCTTCCCCTATCCGCGCCTGTTATGGACGGCCGCCGGCGAAGAGATCACCGTGCAGAGCGAGCCGGAACATAAGCGCCTGCTCGCGCAGGGCTATCTCGAGGTGGACCCAGGCACCGCCGTGGTGGATCAGTCGGCGCAGATCAAGGCGATGCTCGAAGCGTTGTCGCCTACCGATCGCGCGCTCGTGATCGACGGGCAGAAGAAAGCGCGCATGCTGGCGATTCAGGAGCAGATGGCTGAACTGTCCGCCGACGATTTGGACGCCGTGCTGGCGTCCTTCGAGCCGAAGAAGGCGAAGAGCGCGTAATGCCGCAGGAAGTCGTGCCCTTCATCGCGCGCCCGGTGGGCTGGATGAAGTGCATTGCCTGTAGCGACTACAAGCGGCATCCCGGCCGCATGTGGATGGGCGTCAACCGCTTCACGGGCGAAGACTTGACCATCGAGTGCCCGAAGTGTCACGGGACGGGGCAGGTGGAACGGTATCAGTGTCTCGATCTGCGCACGGGACAGGAAATTGATTACGAGCGGCCGGGCCAGACGTTTGTAATGCACGCGCAGCGATAACAGGAGTCTTCCGATGGCTGACCGCACGTATACGATTTCCGTCGATAACATCACCGTCGTGGCGGCGCCACAGCTCGTGTTTATGAACGTGGCGGCTGGCGGCGCCGCGGTGCCCGGGTATGAAATCCTGCGGTGCTGGTGCTCGCAGCGGGCAAACGCGACGTCCGCGCAGCAGGGCATCAAGATCCATTCGAAGATCACGGCCTTTCCGACCGGCCTGACGACGACAGCGCCTTCGAAGACCTCGACGGGCCTCCCGACGGCCAACCTCACGGGCGGCGCATCAGGCGCGGCGGGCACCTGTGGCACGAACTCCACGGGCAACGGCGCCGGCACGGAAGTGGGCATCTACAACGACAACTTCAACGTCCTGAACGGCTGGCTCTGGGTGCCGACGCCGGCGGAAACCATCCTGTCGATGCCCAGCAACACGTCGGGGCATGGGCTGGAATTCACCTCGACGCCTGGCGCGCTCACGGCGTGGTCGTGGGGGCTGGCGTATCGCGAAATCGGTTAATTCCTTCAGGGTGCCCATCGGTTATGGGCTGATGGGCACCTCCTATGGCGTTTTTCTACAACCCGCCGCCGCCGCCGCCGACCGCTAGCTACGCCCCTCCGGTCCCGCATCGCGCACAACCCACCGCAGGGAACGAACCGCCACGCCGACAGGTCCAATCAGCGCTGGCGATGGTGGCCGTTCTGGCCTCGTGGCCGGCCTCGCTCGAACCGCGCCTGCAAGCCCCGAATAACCAACAGGTCAAGATTGCGCCGCTGACGCTGCCGACCGGGCAGCAGCCGGCGCCGCGGCAGGCTTTTCGACTGCCCACGGTGTGGTGGAATCCGCCGACGTGGCCCGCGCAGACCGCGCCCGGGATTGCGGGCGCGAGTCCGCCGGTGGCGCAGGGGCCGATCGCTGGGTCGACGACGACCACGGAGATCCTGATCGGGCGGCTCTGGCCTCAGGGGTGGACGCTGCCGCCCCGGCTGGCCACGCTGGTGCAACCCTCGACGGGGGATCAACCTGCACCGCAAGGCCCGCTCACAACAACCGAGATCGGCGTGCTGGTGCGATCGTGGCCGACCGATTGGCCCGCCCAATCGCGCCCGATCGATGTTGTGCAGACAACCGGCGATCAGCCCGTCGCGCAAGGGCCGATCACCGCCTCCGAACTGTCGGAGGTCTATCGATCGTGGCCGACCGACTGGCCGGCGCAGACCGCGCCGAAGAATGCGGCGTGGAATGTCCCGCCCGTCGTCAATATCCCGACGCCCCAAGGGCCGCTGACGACGGCGGAAACGGTGCTGCTGGTCGCCTCATGGCCGACGCAGTGGGCGGCGCAGTCGCGGCCGATTCGGGTCGTCCAGCCCTCGACGGGCGATCAGCCGGTGCCCTCCGGGCCTGTCACGGCCTCCGAGATGTCGGAGTTCGTGCGGTCCTGGCCAACCGACTGGCCCGCGCAGAGGGCGCCGAAGTGTGCCGCCTGGCTCACGGCGCCCCCGGTCAATCTGGCCTATACGCCGCCGCCGCGGCTGCTCTGGATGGCCTGGGAACCGCCGCCGCCCCTGCCGACGCGCCCCGTCAGCATCGTCACGGCCATATTACCGATCGGCACGGCGCCGCCTCCGGTTAAGGCGCTGAGTGCAGCGAATCAGCGCGCCATCGGTGCGCAATGGCAACCGAACTGGTCGGCGCAAGGCGCGCCGCCTCTCATCCAAGGGGGGCCGATCATGTTCAAAGCGGAATGGGCGCAGAACAGTAATCAGCTCATTGGGCCGAAGCCGTCTCAGCCGGAGACACATTAGGTGGTAGATGTCTGAGACAGATCCACCGCAGGGTGTATACTACGGGCGCTTTCCATGATTAGAGGCGGCGCAGGCCAAGTCATTGGCGCACAGATGCTCGACGTGGGCAACGGCTCGCCCTTCGTCGGCACCGTGACGGTCTACGTCACCATTGATGGCGGCACGCAAACGCTGGGCACGGGGGCCATCCAAGCGGAAGGCAACGGCTTGTATAACTACTTTCCGAAGGCGGCCGAAACGAATGGCACCTTGATTGCCTTTACGTTTATCGGCCCCAACGCGATCGCCGTGACGATGCAAGTGGCGACGACGCCGCACATCATCACGCCGCCCAAGGTGGCGCCCGCCTAATGGCGGTCCATTCGCAGCGGTCCTACGAAGGCGTCATCCTGATTGACCATCGGGCCTCGCCGGGCACGCCGGAGGTGCCGGAGGGCAAGACGTTCGAATCTGCGTTGCACGTCTGCAACCACTGTCAGCGGCACGTCATCCTGAACCCCACTCGCACCGTGCCGCTCGGCCGATGCCCGAAATGTGCGCGCTATATTTGCCGCGCCTGCGAAGCGACGTATCACGCGACGAACGCCTGTTTTACGGTGCAGGAACTGATAGACGCCTGCGGAGACGGTAAACTCGACCTTGTGCTCGATAAGAGGAGATCACTCTAATGGCTCTACGTTCTTTCACCTTCACGACTTGGACCCCGACGAACACGGCCGATACCTCCGTTCTCGCCAATGCGACGTATATGGCGATGAAGGGTGGATCGGGCACGCAGCGGTGGGCCATCGAAGAACTCTACATGGGCGGGCAGGCGTCGGCCTCGTCCATCAATGACATGGTGCTGGCGCAGCATTCGACCATTGCGATTGCCCCTACCGCCCTCTCGGCCCCTGCGGCGGATCTCGCGCTCGATGGATCGGTCAGTGCGCTCGCCGTCGTCGTGGTCACGTTCACGGCGGCCGGGACCGGCCCGCAGCGGCAGACAAAGGGCTATCTCCTGACGCCTTCGTTTAATGCGTTTGGCGGCATCGTCCGGCTGAACTACAGCAACACGCAGGCGCGGCCGGTCGGGTTGGGCAATACGGCCAGCTTGGGCGAGCTCTCCCTGTCTGCGAAGAACGATACCGGCACCTCCGGGGCGCTGTCGACGCACATTCTCTACGAACCGTTTTAAATGCTCGAACGCCTCGCCGCGGTGCTGGCCCTGCTGGCCCTGGCGGTGGGGCCTCAGGTTATCATTCGCCCGGATCCGCCCCCGGTCCTGAATACCCTTGCGCCGACCTCCGGTGCGGTCGGCGCCTCCTTCGATCTCACCGGCAAGAATTTCGGCAACAAACAAGAAAACAGCATCGTCACCGTCCGGGGCGTGCCGGCGATCGCGACCTTCTGGAATCCGACGCACATCACGGCGATTGTGCCGACCCTGCCCACAACGGGATCGGGGCCGGTGGTGGTCACGGTCGGCATGCAACCCAGCAATGGCCTGACCTACAACGTCACCTTTGTGCCTGCGGTGCTGACCAGCCTCAGCGTGAACTCTGGACCGATTGGCACGAGCGTGACGCTGACCGGGACCAATTTCGGGGCGACGGTCGGCACGTCGACCATTCGGTTTAACGGCATCCTCGCGACGGCGTCGAGCTGGTCGAATACCTCGATTACCACGGCCGTGCCCGTGGGCGCGTCCTCTGGGCCGGTCACGGTGACGGTGGGCGGCGTCACGACGAATGGCATTACGTTTACGGTCACGGCCACGCCCGCGCCTATCCTGACGAGTCTCAGCGTGCCGTCTGGGCCGGTGGGCACGACAGTCATCCTCACCGGATCGAACTTTGGCGCCACGCAAGGCACATCGTTGGTGACGTTCTTTGGCACGGCGGCCACGGCCTCCAGTTGGTCGGCCACATCGATTACCGTGACGGTGCCGGCGGGCGCGTCCTCCGGACAGGTGCAAGTCATCGTCGGCGGCTTTGCGTCCAATGGGATTGTCTTTACCGTGACGCCGCCGCCGCCGGTGCTCACGAGCCTCAATTTTAATACGGGGCCAGTGGGCACGGCCGTGACCGTGAGCGGCACGAATTTCGGCGCGACCCAAGGCGCGTCGACCGTCGCATTTAATGGCCTCCTGGCCACGGCGTTAAGTTGGTCTGCCACCTCCATTGCCACAACGGTGCCAGTCGGGGCCACGACTGGACCCGTCACCGTCACGGTGGGTGGCGTGCAATCGAATGGCCTCACGTTTACGGTGACGACGGCTGGCGGTGGCAGTGTGGCGGCCGTTGACTGTCAATGGCAGTCCGTCGTGAATGCGATGGGCATTGCCTTTAATGCCTCACCAAAGATTCTGACTGTGACGGTGCCGGCGGGCAATTGTAGTTGGAGCAATCAGCTCTCGGTTGGTGAGACGGGCTGGCCCGTCACGATTCAGGGTGCCGGCGCAAATCAGACGTTTATTGATGCGACACCCTACGGCAATCTCAATGGTGGTGGGAGTGTCAGTCCCGTCATTCAAGTGCAGCAAGGCGCACGAATCACGGGCTTTAATATCACCTGCGGCATGATTCAAGTCATCGGGTCGGGCTTTCGCATCGACCATAATGCGCAAACATGCAGCCTCGCCTGGAATTTGTGGGGCACGGCGATTTTCCCCAGCAATACGAATAAGCAAGCCTTCGGCGTGAACCCGTTGACGTCCCAACTGAAAGGGCTGGTCGACAACAACTCCTTTAACAATCAACGCATCATCGTCTATCGTGCGGCGCTTGGCGCGGGCAGTGCCCCGCCGCCGGCCGCGCCGTCACTGCCAGAAGAGCAGGGCTCGACGCTCTATTCGGACGCGCTGGGCCTCGGCACCGACAATGCCGTCTATGTCGAAGACAACGTGTTTACAGCGAGCGATCCTGCCGCGATCAACATGATGGACTGCCAGCATGCCGGCGAATATGTCCTCCGCTATAACACGATTACGAATGTCTATCCCGAAGCGCACACAGCGCGGGCCTATGCGCGGGCCTGTCGCAAGTGGGAGATTTACGAGAATATCGTGAACGGCACGACCTCGCACGTCTTCCTGATTCGTGGCGGCACGGGCGTCGTTTTCAACAACACTTATACCGGCACCTTCGGCAATGTGGGCAACACGGCGGGCGTTATTGACAATGTGCGCTCCGTCTTTTCCGATGGCGTGAATTCCTTTGGCCTCTGTGACGGCACGCAACCGTGGGATGGCAATCAGAACGCACAGGGGCCTGGGTGGCCGTGCCTTGATCAGATTGGCCGCGGGATGGATAACACGGGGCCGTTCAACGCCTCACCGCCGCCGTATACGCCGCAGCCGCAAACGTCCGATCCGGCCTACTTCTGGAACAACACGGTTAACGGCTTGCCCTTGACGATCTTCGTGAACGATGCCGCGTCTGCAATGATTCTGCATCAGGGCCGCGATTATTTCCTGAGTGCGTCGACAGCGAAGCCTGGGTATACGCCGTATCAGTATCCGCATCCGCTCCAGGGGCCGCCGACGTTGGCGAGCCTTAGCGTGCCCTCTGGCCTCGTCGGCGCGACGGTCACACTGACAGGCAGCGCGTGGGGGTCCAAGCAAAATAGTTCAATCGTGCGCTTCAATGGGACGACGGCCGTCGTCAGCGCATGGTCGAAGACATCGATCACCACCACGGTGCCCGCCGGGGCCACGACCGGCAATGTGACCGTGACGGTGAACGGCACGGCATCGAATGGCCTGCCCTTTAGCGTGACACCGCCGCCGGCGCCGGTGCTCTCGAGTCTCAGCACCACAACCGGGCCGGTCGGCACGCAGGTGACGCTGCTCGGCGCGAACTTCGGCACGACACAGGGCACGTCCTCCGTGGCGTTTAACGGCACGACGGCATCGCCGTCAGCATGGTCTTCGACGTCGATCACGACGATCGTCCCAGTCGGGGCGACCACAGGCCAGGTGCGCGTCACGGTCGGCGGGCAGCTCTCGAACGGCATTCAGTTTACGGTGACGGGCGCCGTGCTGACGTTCTACGTCTCGCCCACCGGCAACGATACCGTCAACTGCACGATCAATGGGGCGCAGAACATCAACACGCCGAAACGGACCATCAACAGCGCCGCGGCCTGTCTGGTGCCGAATAGTCAAGTCCTCGTGCGGGCCGGG